TCCGCCGCGGGGAAAATAAGTTTCTCAACCCTCTGGCCCGTGTCGCCAATATGGCGGCTTTTCAGGATGATCCCGGGAAATGGGCCCGGTACGTCTTAGGGGAAGAGGCGGAAGTGGTCCAAGGCAAGAAGGTCACGCCCGGTTATAACGCATCGATTCATTATTGCAAGAAGGTGATCCCCCCTCTGAGGGGGGGGTTTATGCAATTTTGGGATTCTTATCAAAATCCGACCTGCATCATCGCTCAAATAATGCCCTGGGGACAACTGGTGATCCACGATGTTTTGTACGACGAGGGCATCGGCGTGGTCGAATTGATCGAGGAGCAGGTCAAGCCTTTGCTGCGAACCCCGAAGTATGCAGGCAAGGTTCAGGGTTGGCGCTTGATCGGAGACCCGTCCATGCAAACGCCCGATCAATCGAGCGTGAACAGCGTGACGAGTCGGATCGTGGAAGAGGCGTTCAACGCCCGGTTCGAGGGCGGCCCGGTGCGATGGCCCCCGCGGCGGGAAGCCTTAAATCCGGTGTTCAAGCGGCTGCTCAACGGAGGCAAACCGTTGGTGTATTTGTCGGCCAGCGCCACAAAGCTCCACCGGGCACTCAAGGGCGGGTGGGTTTACAAGGTGGATAATTCCAATCGGGTGATCGGAGATTTGCCGGTGAAAAACCATCATGATCATCCCGGGATGGCGTTTGCCTACGGGATTGCGGTGTTGTTCCCCCATGAAAAACGTCCGATCATCAAGGCCAAGCCCAGGGCCGAGGCGCTCAAAAGAGCGCGGAGCTATCGCACGGATACCTACAAGCAGCCGTCGTTTACGGGAGGCGTGTATGGGCAGGTATGATCACTGGGAGATGCGCGAGGGCGGCCCTTACGACGCCCCGGAAGCGCAAAACGAGATTTTCAAATGTCCCCATTGCGGCGGAGAGACCTTTGATCCGGACCGGGGTTGGAACGGCGAACCGGACCCGGCGAATTGCCGGCCGGATTGTCCTTGCCGGTCTGATTGGTCTCCGGGCCGCGCGACCCGGGAATACAAGCGGCACTTTGATCGTATTTTTCCGGATGCACCGGGAGCGGGGTGGTAAATGGTTATTCGGTTTCAAGATCCGACCGACGAAGTGGCGAACAGAGTCCGTGCGATTCAAACGCGAGATTTGATGGCGGACCCGCAGGAAGCCCGGGAACGGCAGGACGCGGCCCGAGCCTATGCCCGGGAACAGGAACAGCACTTTGTCGACTATTGTTATGATTGCATCAAGTCCAGCGCGTCCAGCCGGAAATACATCCGCCAGGTTCAGGAGCAATGCTACTCCGTGTACCTGGAAAACGAGCCGGCCAGCTACCAGGACAAGGAAGAGTGGCAGTCCCGGGTGGTGGTGCCCAAGCCGTTTTCCACGGTGCAATACGGCACGGCTGCGGTGAAGAAGGCCTTTACCCCGCGGTTTTTGGGCATTCAGGATGCGGAAGACAAAAACGCGTCTCAGTTTTGGCACCGTGTCATGGAAAAGCAGATCGGCCCGGAAAAGGCGGACTTCGTGATGCAGTTCGCCGCCTCGACCAACATGGCGTTGGCGATTGGGGAAGGTCTGGAGATGATCCCCCGCTTTATTCCGCAAAGCGGCATCGAGTTCAGTTTGGTGGAGCCCTGGAAGATTGCCCGCGATCCGGACGCAAAGCCCCGGGATCCGCAAAGCGGCATGTATTGGGTGCATACCGAATGGTTGGACTGGTGGCTGTTGAAGCAGGCCGAGAAATCGGGCCGGTATAAGAATGTGAACGCGGTGAAAGACAGCGCTTCAACGGAAAACATCGACGCCAAGGACCCTTTGATGACCAAGGAACGGGTCGAGCAGCGCCGCCAGATGCACTGGGAACGGAGCGGTTTCCGCCGGATGGTGCAAGTCAGCGAATTTTGGGGCACCGTGCTGTCCCCCAAGGGCGAGCTGCTGATGCCCCGGGCACGGTACACCGTGGCCGCAGGCCGCGTGATCGAACCGCCCCGGGTGTCTCCGTATGCGTCGCTTCGTTGGCCGGGGATCACTTGGAGTCCGCTCCCGGATTTGTTGCGTCACGGAGGCCGCGGGCTGCTGGAGGGGATTTTAAAGTTATGGGACGCGATGAATCAAATCTTGTGTTTGCATATCGACAATCTGCAATGGGTCGTGAACCCCATGACGGAAATCAATGTGGACCGGTTGGTGGACAAGGCCGATGTGTTGACGGCGCCCGGCAAAGATTTTTTGGTCCGGGAGACGGCCAACGGGCAACAGGCGGTACGGCAGATCGACCGCAAGGTGCGGACAAGCGACATTCTCGCCAACTTGCAATACTTCGACCAAAATTACCAGCGCGGCAGCTTTGTGACCGATTCGGTGCAAGGGTTGCCCGGGTGGCGTCAGGATATCACGTTTCGTGAGGCTGCGATGAATTTAGATCAAGCCCTGGGTGTGTACGGCCTGATGGGCGAGTACATCGAACGAGGCGCCACAGGGGCTCTGAACGCGGCCCGCGAAGTGGTCGAGACCCATGCCACGCTTCAGGACTATGAGCGTCTCTTAGGCAAGGACGCCGTTGCGCAATACGGCTTGAGGCCCAATCCCGAAGCACGCAACGGCGTCGAGGGGTTGCCGCCTATGAGCGGTCGGTTTCATGTTTCCGGCATCCAAGCCCTGATGCGGGACAACGAGACCATGCAAAATATTCAAAAGATCATCGTCCCGCTGTCCGGACATCCCAAGTTTGAGAAATACATCAACGCCTACAAGGTGCTCAAGGCGGTCGAGCAGCGCACGAATCTCGAAGACGAAGGCGTGATCGCCGACGAGCAGGAAGCCCAGGTCATTGACTTCCAAGAGCGGTTGAGCCGGGCCAAGCAGAGCGAAGCAGCGGAGGCGATGGCGGACCTTCAGGAACTTTTGGGCATTGCGGACCTCGTCGAGCGAATTCAACGGATCGAGGGTCAAGCCGCCGGCGACATGACCCGGATTGCGCAAGGCGTGATCGAGGAAAAAGAACAGGAAATGAAAAAAGCGGAAACGGAGCCCCAGGCGAATGGATAGCGGCGTCCAGGTGGACATGATCACCGGCCGGCCTGTAGAGATGCAGAACCCGGCCCGGGAAGCAGAGAGCGCCGAGCGCAAAAAGCGCCGGCTGAAGGAACAGACCGAAATCTTGACGGCCCTGCAAACGGAGCCAGGCCGGGCCATTGCAAGACACATTATGGAACTTCTCGACCTGCGGATAGCAGAATTGACGGCCGCAGACCCGGAGGCCAAGGCGTACCAGGCGATTTTGGAGGGGTTTTATGCCAAGGTCGAGGCGGGCAAACGGGCCATTGAGAAATACGAAACGATGATAAACCGAACGGGCGGATGACGCCGAGCCCGCTTCGATCCTAACGTTTTTTCCCGGCCCCCGAACGGGACGACGCCGGGAAACACAGGAGGTTAAAGAATGCCGAAGGAGAAAACGGAAACCCGGGAGACTACGCCCATTGATTTGGACGCAGCCATGACCGAGGGGTTGGAGCGCTTTCAGGGGGAACTCGAAGACGAGGCGACCAGGGAAGCGACCGAACCCGCGGACGGGCCGCGGCGGCAAGAGGGCCCTTCCGAGGAAACCGCACAGGCGAAAGACGAAAACACGGAGGCACCCGAGGAAGAGGACGCTTCGCAAACAAAAACCAAGCCGCTCCGGTTCAAGACCCATGAGGCCGCCGAAGAGGGGTTCAGGCATTTGCAAGGGGAAAAAACCCGCCTGGAACTGGAACTCAAGGCGTATAAAGAGCAGAAAGCGGCGAAGCAGACAGAGGAGTCGGTGCGGCAGATGGCGGCCGATGCGGCGCAAAAATTCAAGGACTTCAGCCTTGAACGGAACAAGAAATTCCAGAAGGACCTTGAGGAGCTGGACCCGGATGACGACGGATACGAAGACAGGGTCGCCGAGCTATGGACGGACCGGGACAGTGACATTTATGTGTACCAACAGGAATTATTGAACAATCAGGCCCGGCCCGCACCGCAACCGGACACAGGGCAAGTGCAAGAAGAAGACGGGGCTTCCGATTTGATCGCATACCTCGAAGCCCAGGCCCAGGAGGCGGGAATCGATCCTGCGGACAAGCACTTTCAGTTGGTGTGCAAGAATACGCCCGCGCAGGACGCACAAGGCAACCCGATTCCCTATGAAGACCAAGTGAAAGAGGCAATCGACAAAACGCTCCAGTACCATGCGGAATTCCGGGACCGACAGCGCGAAAGCGCTCAAGCCCGTGGATCGCAGGCCCAGGAAGAGGACATCCCCCTGGGAAGCTCCACCCCGGAGAGCCCGCATACGGACCGCAGGCCTCAGAAGCCCATGAGTTTGGGCGACGCTGTTTCTGCGGCCTTGGACGAGCAAAGGATATAGGAGGGTATTTCCTATGGCAGCGGGACAGAGTTACACGTGGACCTACAGCGCGGAAACCGGCGTGTTTAAAAATCATGCCCTTTCCAACAAGCTGCTCCAGGTCAGCGCACGAAAATTCAAGTTTGTGCCCTTCACCCAAAAGATCGATTCTTTCGGTCGCGGCATGGGTGAGAGCATTACGTTGATTTACTACAAACCCCTGAGCGAGCCGACGACCGGAAAGCTCCAGGAAGATGAACGCATCCCGATTGATCAGATGACCTCCGGGACTCAAAGCATTACGATTTATGAGTGGGGCCGCGGCGTGGAATACACCAACCTGGCCCAAGAACTCGGAAAGTACGACGAAAAATCGGAAATCCAGAAAAAACTCCTGGACCAGATGCAGGCCGTCATGGATAAGGCCGCGGCCGATGCCTTTACGGGCACGGACGCCAAGGTGATTTTTATTCCCACCTCCATG